TAGTATGTTTGGTTGTTGTTGAATGAACATCTGTATCTCCATTGTAATTGTTAATGATGTTTAGATTACAGAGGTTCTAGAAAGGATTCTTTTAGGTGTTGTTACTTCTTGTTTATTAAATCTCTTTTTTTACAACAAAGACAGTTTTCTTTTCCAAGCACAGATATTCGGCAATCTTATCAGCTGGCGGTAATACACCTGACATCACATCATGCAAATAAGCATAACTACATCCAATATCTCTAGCCATTTCACGGTAGCTGACCCCACTGGCTTTTTTAAAACGAATAAGATAATCAACTACTGTCTTAGCATCGTAGCAATAAACCTCCCTAAGTTCCACGTTTGCCCTCCAGCATATCACGAAGATTATAAATCTTTTCTTTATATATCTCTTCAAACTCATCAGCACTAAATCCATAACCATCTGCTATAAGAATTAGTTGGTTTAGCATAACCTGAACATCAGCTATCTCTTCCAATAAGTGTTCAATAGTATCTTGTCTAGAACTACATCTAATCGCCTTAGAGCAAGCCTGAATTAATTCAGCACACTCTTCCATACAAATAGTGTATTGAGTATTTACCCCAAAGGTATCTATTGCTTTTCGCAAGACCTGAGTATCTGTTTTTAGAGTTTTCATTAGCTTTACTTCTCTTGTTCTATATCACTATCTCGATCAGACAACCCCTCATGATACCCAAGAAAGTAAGATCGGTTAGCTAATCGACGAATCAGAGCTTTCACTTTCCAGTCACTAGAATTAGTGATTTCAGTAATAAGCTCCTCTTCTATCGACGTAACTTCTAAGCTTAATGCTTTTGGCATTTACTTTCTCTTTTTTCGCTTAGTTGTTTTCTTTTTTGTTGCCTTTTTCTTTGCTTTCTTCTTAGTAGGCTTCTTTTTAATAGCTTTCTTTTTGGTATTTTTCTTTCCTGGCTTTGCAATGCCAATCTTAACCATCTCAGCTACAATATTACTTATTTCACTATTTGTAACAGCGAGTGAAGCTAAAACAACATTCTTAATTTGAGAACTATCTTCAGTTTCACTAGGGTTAACTAGTGAATATAAACCATGGCTCGTTATAATCTTAGCCTGATCTACCATCACATCCATCAAACGCTTTTGAAGCTCCCTTGCAAAAGCATCTTTTGTTGGCTTCATTAATTTTTTAAGTTCTTTTATTTCCATTTTTATCCTTTTTGTTAGCTACTATATTAGCCAATATATTATGTGTTACATACTTACTAAGTATTATGATTGATAGTCCTGCCCAGCCAGCTACTACAAATGAGTATATGGCTAGTAGGACTATCGCTATAAAATATAGCTTGAAGTCGCTAAAATCGAACTCCAAGACTGCATCATCTTCCAGCAATTTAAGCGGTTCAATATCTTCCATTAATCAATTCTCTCACAAGGATTGGCTGGTAGATCAAAATCACAGCTTTTAGTTGCGTCGGTTACAATTACCCTACCTGTGTAAGCAGTGCAATCTTGATTTGCTCTAAAAGTTTGTCTTAAATTGTTATTAAAAGATCCATCCTCATTTGAGCAATTCGCAAACCTCATATCCTCAAAGCCCCCAGAGATCAATTCAAGCTGAACACTCGCAGTTCCCTGATAACCACCATTTAAGAGATATGCAGGCTTTCCATCAGATTCACTTACTGGCTTCCAAAGATCACCACCTCTGCCGTCATTAAATGATAGCTCAGCACAATCTTCATTAGTAAAATCATCTCTCGGGCACTCTGGCTCTTCTGTTGGCTCTGGCTCAGGTGTTGGCACTATTTCCATAATAGGTATTTCGGTTTCAAAATCTCCAAAATCCCCGCTACCACCACAAGCAACTACCAACCCAAAAATAGTTAAGGCTGACACTAAAAAACATAGGTATTTTATTATTGAATATTTCATCTTTTTCTCCTTATTTAGTCCATCGATTAAAGTTTTTCATTCTATCTTTAAAAAAATAGAAATGGGTATTGGCTACATGAGCCTTATATGCCTCTAACAGTTCGGCTGGCGTTGGGTTACTTAAAGCAACCTTATAAAAATCATCTTGAAAATCAAAAGCTATTAATGCTGTTTTTCCGTCCTTTATGTCCTTTCTTCTGTCATTAACTGGCGATCTAAAGTGACGTCTTTTTGATTTAATCACCTCAACATTATTCTCCATACTCTTTCTCCATCCCTAAGCCAAAACGTCTAGCATTATTTAAGCAATCAAGTTTGTTCTTGTAGGTCTCTGGCAAAGAGCTTCCTGTCTCTTCGTGGTTGCCTTTAGAAATAGCAACCCAATACCATTCATTATTCTTAGCTTTTCTTATCTCTAGTCTATCCAGAGTGTTTGCAAACTCCTCTTGTTTTTCTTCCTCCATTTCTTTCTCCTTTAGTTGGTTTTGAAATAACTTCCTTACAAACACGAAGTCGTCGATTGAAATAATTCCATCCATATAAGCATCTGCTATCTTCTGCATGAGAAATAACTTAGGGCACTCATCCTTTTTGACGAGCAAAGTAAACAAAATACCCAAACAAAATATGATTAAAACTAATATTATAATTAATAAGACCTTAATCATCACACTCGTCTCCTGACTGGATCGCTATCAATGCCGATAGTATATTAGCTGGACTTCTAGCTATATTTTGTGGAAAGACTTGAACAAACTGGGCTACTCCGAGTGGGTTACAGATAACAACTAGCCTATCGCAAATGCCTAGCTCATCACTGTAAGCGTTAAACTTCTTAGCTTGCTCGTGGTTAATATCCTGGGCAAATATATACTTATCACCGATATCTAATGACTTAAAAAACTTATCTTGCTCTATTGAGTCAGCATAGTTAACAGCTACTAAATGGCAATCTTCAGACTCAAACAAAGGTCTTAGAACTTCAAACTGTTTTATTTCTGTTGTGCAAACTGGCGTGAATACTTCAGGGTAAAAATAGTAACAAGTCCAAAACCTGTCATCTGGACTTTGCATTGTATTATCTAGTAGTCTTTTTTCTTCTGACATTAAGTATCTCCTTTCTAATTATCATTGGGTCAATATCAACCAACTTACACCACCAATAAAACGAACATTCTTTCTTTGAACTACTGAAAAAAAAACGATACGCCGTTCTTTCCTCAACACTACTTGCTGAGCTTTCTGAAAAACCTTCCACTTTAACACCGACATCAACTAATGCTCGGTTAATTACTGCACTTGCTAAGTTTCTATACGATAAAGGCAGGCGAGAATCTTTCTCTCCGAATGGTATCTGCACTGAAGAATCGACTTCGCTCATTATGCCTTTGTAACACAAACAACATCTTGAATCTGTAAGTGCCCACTCTTATCAACATACTTCTCAATATTAATAGAAGAGATCTCAATTCCTGTCTGTCTTTCATACTCTCTAACTAAACTTAGGATCTCTGAATCCAATTGTTTCTTGCTTTGGAATACCTTGGGTGGGTGCATTCGTCTTCTCCATCATTTCTTTACTTACTCTTTTAGACTTTCTTTGTCTTTTATCATAAGTAGCACCCCTTAATGAAGGAAATTCTTCTTCAACTTTCCGTCGACATCTGTCTATAGAACCAATTTTGCTTATTTGACCTGCTTTAAACGCTGATTGAATTGCTTGCAGGTGTGGTAGTAGCTCTGGCATCTGTTTTGCCCAAACACAAAGAACTAAATGCATACCGCCATCTCTAGCCCTTGGCTTCTTTTCCATAACCTGAATTACTGCTTTCTTTACTGCGCTGTCTAAGTATTTACTCATTATTAAACCCCTGATACTCATCACTTGTTAGTGGCCTAGCTTTCCTTATGCCTTCTTTTTGCTTTGGTAAGACGATAGCAATAGTCGTAACAGCATTTGTATAATCTCTATCTACATTATGCTCAAGATAAGTAGCTTTCTCGCAAATGAACTCAGCTAATTGTCTAGCAAAGAAATATTTTAAGTGCTCCAAGAAGCCCTCATGTGAAAGATAGCGTCTTTCGTGTTTTGAGATTACTTTTGTTGCGTGAAATATCTCAACTTCGTCTTTCTTAGCTTTAAGTTTTCGCTTTAGTCTATCAACTTCCATCTCGAGAAGAGAAAGCCTTTGTATTAGTATCTCCTCTATTTCTTCAGTCATCTTTTATCCTATCTTGAGGTTTCTAATTCTCTCTCTATTGCTGTAAGCATGTCAGAAGAACTCCAATAAGGAAAATCCTCAGCTTCCCAAACAACTTTTCTTTCTTTCTGGTCATAAATTTCCCAATAGCCAGTCTTTGTTCCAGCATAAGGAAGCGTAGAACTCTTTACTATAAACATGGCCTGCTTAAGTGTGTCCACACTACAAATACAACTACTTGTGCCACCGCCTGGGTAATAACAAGAACCACCAAATATTAAAAAACGTCTTGATGTATCTGCTCTTTTCATCTTTCTACTCCATGTAGTTTTAGTAAAAATAAAAAGGCTGTTATTCAAGCGATACAGCCAAACGCCCAGAAACTAAAAAGTCAACGACAACCAAGGATACAAAAAGAATCCATTTTAGCTTCTGTAAACTATCCGTTACTCCTGAATTAAGTCAGACCCTTGCTTGACCAGACCATCCGTAGAATCAACGTTTTCGTTATAAAACTGCTTATGATTAATTAAAATAAGAACATTCCTAACCGCCTCTTGATCTTCAGACCCAAGAAAGCCGAGCTTCTTAGATAACCACTCAGGTTCTTGACTGTATATCGAATGTAAAGTCATTCCATTAAATACGCTCTTCTCTTCTTGTAGAGTATAGCCCCACCAATCTAAATCAGGCATTACAAACTCGACCTCTTCAAACTCACCATCAATTGAGGGCTCTGGCTCTTTAGGCATTACCTCTTGCCCTGTTGGCTCATCATAAAAAGCCTTAGCACTTTTCGAAAACTTATCTGGCATTTCCTCTTCAGTATAAGTTCCATTCATTTCTTGAGGGAAAGCTTTCCGTAGGGCTGTAGACTCCGCACACTTTCCGATCATAACCCTTGGCATCGTTTTCCAGTTACCGTAGTTCTTCGCATATTCTTGCATATATGCCTCAGCAACCATTGGTCTTGAGCGATCTTTTCGATAAACCCTAGCAATAGCTTTAATTACTTTTCCATTTTCTTCTACAATTTCAGTTTCAATTCCATCAAATTTCGGGTGTCTGTTTGCGATGGCATAATAGCCATTAATGCCAGTCATAATTTGAACAGCACCTTTAACTTTTATAAACCATACTTCTTTTTTAAATGGATTTAACCCCGTAGCTTGGCAAGCCTTAACAAACAAACCAAACTCTGCATCAGTCGCTCCTTGAGCAACTGACTTTTTCATCAGCTCAATAGTTTTTTGATTTTCGTAATTGATTATTTCCATAGTCGTATTCTCCGTTAGTTAGTTGTTATATTTGTTTTCTAAATTTACAAAAATCTTACAATCTTGTCTAGTCCTTACTTCATCTAAAATTGAATTAGCAAACCTGGTTAGAACTTCTTTCTTTACTGACTCAGGAACGTCATTTTTATTTTGAGAAAAAAATTTTGTTACTATTCCAAACATTGTCTTAACAAGGTTATTAATAGCGTCCTCTCTTGCTTGCTCAAAGACATTGAAGTTTTCCATTCTAGTGTCCATTATGCCCAGCTCCAATTACATGTTGAAGCAAGTAGAATAAAATGTCTGTCCCTTGTCCTTTCCTCTATAGACCCACTATCTTGACCCACCATTGTATATGAAGTTTTAATCCCCTTAACCTGAGTAGTAATGTCTACTTGAATTAAGTCATCATCATATTCAGAGGTTAGGTCAATAAAGTTTACTTGTGTGTCTAGCTCGATTACAGCCTCCTCATCCAAGTCTTCCAACAGCCTTAGATACTTAGTAAGCCTCTTTTTTAAATGTTTAACTTTCATTCTTATTCTCCGAAAGAAATTCTAGTGTTTCATGAAACTCTTTTATTACAGCCCTGGAGTTTTGATCTAGATCTCCACAAATATAGTAAATTTGATTTCCTAATTTTTCTTTGCAAGCAAACTTCAAAGACAAAGACAAAGAGTTTAAGAAACTCGCTTGCTCTTTTGAGTTACCAGCAGCAAGTGCATTTATTATTGCATTTAACATTACCTTCTCCTCTTCTTGAGCCTAAGCCTTCTGCGAGTTCCCCTACGAGACTTTTTTCTAAGAACTTTCCTAGTTGTGTTTAAACGCCTAGTCTTGCCATTATATCGAGTTTTGTATTCAATTCTTCTAGAATTAAGTTTACCCTTAATTCTCTCTAAGCCGTTTGTGCTAAACTGGCTTGGGTTATACTCAATAGTTGATTTCTGTGTCCAACTCCTAGCTCTTCTTGGCACATACCCAGAAGAGTAAGAGTTTTTAACTTGAGATCCCCCTAAGTTTCTTTCTAGTTTTCCGACATCAATGACTCCGCATCCTGAAACCATTAATGAGATTATTATTGTAGTTATTGTTTTCATTTTTTCTCCTTTATGTCTTCTACTATGCACCACCCAATTGGCAATACAACCTTACTCTCTTCTGGGTTTGATAAGTATTCAAACAGCCTGTTTATTAACTCTAGTGCATCTCTATGCGGAACTTTAATCTCAATCCAATGAGGTAGCCCCGCTTCTCCATCAACCCACCAGCGCGTTAATAATAGTTTTCTCCTGTCTCTGTCTTTTACTTTATGTATTTCTACTGGCAATGGCATTGCTGTTAAATTACTTTTTGTCATTCTATAACTCCGTTAGGATTGTATCTAGAACTTCCTGTATTGCTTTTCTAAAAATACGCTGTTCGCTTTTAATCAAAAGCATTTTTGCACCCGTATCTGGCATCTGAGAATACTCTTCTATTTGCTCCTTTGCTCTTCTAATAGAGATGTCCACTCTATTACATGCTAGAGACAATATTTTTAACTCCATTTCATGTTTATTAGCAGGCAATGCCTTATTTAGCTTAACTTGTTTCATTTTTCTCTCCTTGTTGTTGTCGTTTAGTATTCTAAATTATCTCTGCACTCTTGGCACATATCCATTGATTCAACGTCAGTCATCTCATTGTGATAATCCCAATGATAACCTGTTACAACGTTCTCAATTTCTTCTTTTGGATATCTGCAACGGCAGTTTTCGCAAGTTTTTAACTTACGAAGTTTTCTCTGATTATTTAATAGGGGGTTATTTTGTGTTTGCATTTTTCTATCCTTTATTTGTTGTCGTTGAAATAATAATATCTTAATTTTAAGATGCCGTCAACTATCAAAAGGATTCAAATATGAAAAAGAGACAAAAATCACCAGAAAGAGATATGCAGGTTGCCTTTTTTGAGGAAGTTGCTTGGCGTGCAAACACTGACTGGCGTTGGGGAATGATCCTTAGCTACCCACTACAAAGAGGTAATGATGTAGTATGGCTAAAAATGCGATTACAGGAGGGAGCGAGTAAAGGCTTTCCTGATATTGCTGTGTTGCTACCTGTTGGTGATTACAATGGTTTGTTCATTGAACTAAAAGCTGGCAGAAATAAACCAACTGAACATCAAATCGATTGGTGTAAAAAATTAAACCAAGCTGGATACCTTGCTTGCGTGCTATACGCAACGTCTGCCGATGACATAGTTAGGCTTGTTACAAACTATCTTGAATCGGGAAGCATCTTTGAAGACTCTAAAAGTAAAGTAATCCACTAAGTTAAAAAATAAATCTGGACTGGATCACTATTCGAGAGTAAAAAAAATGGGGAGTAACCACTCTCCCCATTTAGAACAAATATAAACTATTTTTTGGAGTAATTACCCTATGAAAGATATTTACACTTCTGCTTTTAGCACGGAAATGTTGCAAGATAAAGAACTAAAAGCATCTACCTTGCTACTTTTTGAGTTAATTTGGTCATTCTCCCGCTCTGGAGATGTCTATCTTTCTAATGAAAGAATTGCTGATTGTATTCGATGTCATCCAAATCGAGTTCGAGAACATATAAAGATTTTGGTAGATAAAAACTACATCGAAGCAGTGTATAAAAAGAGCGAAAAAGGCACTCGTAGAATCCTCAAAATGACTGGCAAAATAATTAGTGACCAAAGTGTTGAGGGTTCACCTGAGGTTAAGGGGGGTTCACCTGAGGTTAACCATAAAACCTTAAACTTAAAACCAACTAATACTAAAACCACTCTCTATAAAGAAAATCACCCTCTTGAATTTGATACTGAAATTATAGGATCTGGATTTATGCTTTTAAAGAAATATCCATCTTTGGGAATTTCCCACTCACAGCGTGAAGTAATTCAAAAAGGATTCGATAAGCAAAAACTTTCCCAGGACGAAATAGAATCAATCTTAGTTTATGCTGAGACCATGGCATCCACCTCTAATCATCGAGGTTCACGCACACGTGGTTTTATTTATATTAATCAAGCAATCAGAGATATGGGCAACATAATCGCGTCACAGGCAAATATGGCGGTCTCAAAGGGCAAGGAAAAATACTATTCTGAGAAAGAAGCCCCCATATCGAAAAATGCAAATAATCCCTCAGGCAGAAGAGACGGGAATATATTTAAGGCTAAATCTAGGGATAAATCAGACGTATCGAAAAATAAAAACGACAATACTAATACAGAAATCGATAAGGCTACTAAAGCTAAGCTTGATAATCTACTTGGGAGGACTTCTGAAGCACTGGCTCAGTCTGACCCATCTTCTTAAGAATTCTTTGTTTCTGCCTGCGACAGTAAATAACTAGGTTTTGCTTATACTTAATAGCATCAACCTCAGATAGTGGCATATTTTTAATGATATTTGCTCGCCTTTGGCGTATTCGCTTCATTGTGTGGCGGTAATAGTCTTCTAAATGTTCCAGTGTGTCCATGCTTAGGTCTCCAAGAAAAGGGGGGTAATTTTAAAAAAATACCCCTTTTTTTATTTTTACCAGTATTTCTTAGTTGTAAGTTATGGGAATAACAACTCACAACTGAAAACAACAACTTAATTTATCCCATTGAAATCATTGAGAAAAGAGTTGTTATTTTTAAATTATCTGAAAATAACAACTCCTAAAAGAATACCCTCGATACTAGAAAGAATAGGTTTTATTCTAGTATCGACCCTATTCTTTTTTCCTGGGTTAATATTAAACCAGGAAAAACTAAATCAGCTTAATAACCGTAGCATCTGCTAAAGAACCATGATGTTGGTCTTGTATTTTCTTTACTTGTTGAATTATTTTAAAATTACCCCCCAGATTAGGGAATTCATCTATGCGGATTGTTAGAACTGATTTAAGCTTATCTAGCCTAATGTCATATTCAATTGGCTTAGATAACTTTCTAACATTTGTCGGGTAAAATAAGACAGAAGCATCCTCAACGGTGTGACTTCCCCGTCGAGAATGTAAGCTCCAGTCAGTCTCTAAGACTAAAAGCTCATGTCTTCTGGAGACTCTGTAAACCTGAAGCCCTCTACAACCAAAACAAGAACCTGATTTTTTAATCAGAAAACTACTCACTGAAAAGCTTATCGTTTCTTAAGCCTTTGTCAGAGACAAGTAAAAAATGAGTTGTAAATACTTCCCCAAGGTTTGTTTCTACTTGAGTTGTTACATCATAGCTCAAACCATCTTCAGTATTGTCAATTGTAAAAATACCAAAAACAGCCCTACCATCAGTATCAGACTCGGGAGTAGCACTACTGATAATATTAGCACTTGCTCCGAATGCTTGCTTCTTTGCAACTACCGTAAAATCAACAATAAAATCATTGTCAGCTAAGATAGTTTCATAATCAATTTCTACTCTACGAGTCTCTTGAGAGTTTACATGCAACTCTTTGCGACCAAGACTGTAGTGGGACAAGTCTTCGTCGCCAAGAGCTATTTTTGTAAATGCTTTTCTTTCATCAAAGCCCATTAGATTTCGTCATCCTCTTCTAAAGACTTCTGGATTTCTATTAGCTTCTTAAGCTTCTCAGCTCTCTTTGCACTTTTAGCTTTTGTAGTTATCTCTCCCTTAGTGTTAGTTCTAAAGTGTTGAACAAAGAAGCCATTAATAAAAGCGATTACAGTTAAAACACCTGTTAGGATTTTCCCGACTAAACCACAATCAACAGAAATAACACTACAGAGAATCGCGGCAATTGAATCTTTTTGCAACGTAATAGTAGTTATTAAAGCACCAAGCCAACCAACCTTGACAGTTCTCGATTGTAATGGTGTTCTCTCTGGCTCTTCAACCATAAGCTCAGCTTCTTTTTGGGCAACTTCAGCCTCTCTTCTTAATAGCTCTTCGTATGATATATCTGACATTTTATTTCTCCTCTTCTGTTAATACTTTCTCAATGCTATCAGGTTTAATTAAGTAAGTTTCTTCGTGTGTATGATGGTGTGTATTTAATGCAGGTGAGAACGTGCAAGATGAAAATACAACTAGCATAAGTAAAAATTTCATTTCTTTTTTCTCCTTTTAAATTTTCTATAAATCCAAAGTAATAACCAGCCTAAAGGTATAAACACTTCAAAATCTTTTTGCTCGCTATCTTTAGCTAACATACCCAGTTCTTTCTTCTAGTTCTAGGATTTTCTTTTCATTAGCAATACTCCACTTCTTAGGAACATTTAAGTTGCTCTTTAGGAAGTCAGCTATTTCTTGTGCTGTCATCTTAATCAAATCTTTATCTTGTAAGACAACAGTTATTGATTTATTTCCATTCCAGATAACGAATTGCTGATATCTTAGAGTTCTAAAATCGCCATGCATGAAGTTCATTGCAGGGTATATTCCAATCGCTCTAAATGGCATTTTATCCTCAAATAACCGCTTTTTATTCCAAAGCAAAGCCCCTATCGTAAAGTCAAATATACTCTCTCTAATTGGTGTTTGGTCAAAAGCAATACCCTGAACATGCGCTCCATAGATTACACGCTTCTTTTGCTTATAAACCTCTCTCGCTTCCTTTACTGAGCGATAACCTCGACGTTTGTTTCTTTTACTATTTATTATAATACCACTATTCCAAAAAACCCTCCATGCAACTAGTGCATCTAAGCAAGAACCTTGAACTTGAATTTGTCCTCTCTTGTTATAATACCTCATTCCAGCAGGACTTAGAACTTCCACAGGCTCAAAATATGGTGACCATCTCCAGCTCATTTTATAAAATCCTATAATTTAAATTAACAACCAAGTCATTACCATTTCCACCACCAGTTCGTTGTGCTCGAACAGCGACTTCATCTCCTTTCTCGAAAGAACTCTTTAAGTCAATTACGCCAGTTCGCTGTGTCGTAGTTACACTAAACTTTACTTCCTCTATTGGAGTAGTGAAGTCATTTCTATAAATAAAAATACTAAAATCACCTGCGCCCCCGACTACCGTTCGAAGTGAGTATGTTAAACTAATTAGTTGTGCATTTTCAGGCATAACGAGAGGGGCATCATCACTATCTCCAATAGAAGTAGAGCCTCTCCTTAGCCATATAGTTGTTCCATTCGTAACGTTACCGTTTCTCTCTAACGTTTCAGACATGTTTTCACGAAGCCTTGGGCTTGGATTTGGCTGAACTGGCAGAACTGGCGTTGCTGTAATATCGACGCCCGTTAAAGCTAAAATAGCATTTCTGGTAAATCCCAATGCCAGCATGTCTGCTACTGCATCTAGCATCAGACCAGCCTGGACTTCTGACTGTTGTGCCTGGCTTGTCTCTATCTGCATCGCTTGTTGCGCTTCTAGGATCAAAAACTCTTGCTGTGTTACCTCCTCTCCGTTCCAGAAAAACTGTTCAATTGTTGTATTCATATCTACCTATGTCTTAGTATTAGTTCCGTAAAATGTGACTGAGTTTCTGGTGTTTACAAAATTAACATTACCTAAGTTGTTTAGAACAACAGCTCTAATTTCATATACTCCAGTTGTTCCAGCAGGAAGATCGACACATATAGGAATAGACCCTCCACCAAAAAATACCTCAATACTATTATTACCAGTCGATTGATTATCGATCGCAAAGGTCGTGAAACGAGTCCAGGCACCTCCGTCTATTCGGTATTCTATTTGCTGTCCTCTTGCGGCTGTCGATGGATCAACTGAAATAGACGCCCTCTCGGCATTAAAAATAACAACCCCCCTAACAAGCTGAGTAGTATTATTAGCGACCACGATTTGTGCTTGAGCGTAAATATCACCGTCTGGAGGATTATTATTATTTTCTCCGACTCTCGATTGGAAACAAAAAACTAGATCTTCTGGTATCTGAACTCTATTAGCGACAACACTAGGAACTGGAACATCTTCAGTTACAAAACCTAGCGGATCTGTTATCAAATTAGGAACTCCACCAATTGATCCATCTTCTCCTCTTGTAATCAATGATGGTGCAATATCCAGGTTGGTAACATCACCATTTGGTGCAATGTGAGTTAAGATTCCAGTCGTATCATTATAGCTAATCGTAGGATTATCAAGCGGGATTATTTGAGCGGCATTCCCACTACCATCTGAGTGGAGTATCGCATGATCTACTGGATCATATGTCAATACTGAAAGACCTCCGCCTCCGCCTCCTGTTGGCAAAGTAAACTGAACAGGAACTCCCGTTTCATTAGTAAATGTTAAAACTCCAGTCGCTGGATTAAAATCTAAGTCGGTTTCAGTTTCACAGTTCTTAACAACAGGGCAAAGATCATGAGAAACTGTTGTGCCACTCGCATCTTCGTAGTTTAAAAATTGATTTCCTGTTAGTGTTAAAATACCAACGTTTAAGTCCATTACTGTTGTGGTAGTGTCGCCGTCTTGATGAACAAGCTGATGTAGAACATCATCGTATGAAATTACAGACTTAAACCCTTGAGGTATATTTAATGTAAACTGATTAAGGTCTCCGTTTTCGTCCAAGAAAGTAATAATTCCCGTGGCTGGAATATAGTTAAATACGGTTAAGGTTTCGCAAGCTTGAACGGCGGGGCATAAATCTAATATATCTTGAGTGCCATCTGGTCTTGTATGAATTAAGTTAGTTCCAATAAGACCAATAGCAGACATCTCTAGCTGTAAATCAGTCGCTCCCGTTCCATTATTAAATGTAAGAAAGTGCCCAACTCCATTATAGGTCAAAGTGACAGTATTACCCCCCATACCATCAAAACATGCTTGTATTTCTGTAAAAGTTGCTAGTAAGTCTGATGTTCCATGACCACAGCCTTGATATGCATCTAGGTTTAAAACGCTCATTATCTAACAACCCTCGTGATTGGAGTGGGTAGTGGCTCTGCTTGTTTTAATGCCTGCAAATTAAGAGCAGACAGAACAAGCAAAGTGTCTTCTTTACTTAATCCTAGTTTAATCAATGCATCAGCAAATACTTGACTTGCTTTTTGTTGTTCCTCTAAAACCCGAGTCTCGGCTTCTTGTCGCATTCTTGCTATTGCAGAGCTTCTTGATTCAATAAAAGCTAAATAAGCCTCTTCTGTAACTTCATCATAAAGAAGATTCTCGTCAAAGTGATTAAAGGTTCTCTCTATAGAGATTGGTAATACCTGTCCATTATCGATTGAAGTGTCAGACTCACCAGCTCTGAAGAACTTAGTAACTCTCCCATAATCCCCGTTATAAACTTTTTGGTTTTTTACTAAGTTATAAAACTTCACATATATATTTCTAATCTTGCTCACTAGTAACCTCCTATTAAAAATAAATGTCTACTCTCAGTAGAAACAAAGTTAAATACAGGATTGTTTGACAGAGTGTTGTTTGTAAAAACCCTATGTGCATAGGTTATTGTAACGTTTGGAGCAACAACTATTGGGTGTATTATAACTGGAAGCATTCCCTCTCTTAGACCCGCTCCTGCCTCTGGTAATCCAAAGTATTGATTCCATCCTGGGCTATTTGCATTATCAAAATCACCTGCAACTGTTACACCATCAACGTCAAGTGCATGACCAATGATATGAACACCACTAACATGATCAGTTGCGACAGATGCCGTTGCTACCAAAACCCCACGAAAGGTTCTTTGAGTACCTGGGCAACCATCATCATCATTGGTAAACGTCTTACTTGTAAATCCTGGAAACTCATTCTCAGCATTTGTAGCCTTAGTCGTAATGTCAGTTATGATACTAGGCGTATCAAAAACTTCGCACACCTGGTCAAGTAGTTGCTTAAAACTATCTGCGGTTGTTTTGCAATTATTTAGTAACTGTGAAGTATCAAAGCATCCAGCCATTCTTCATCCCCTATAAACTCTCTGGCACATAATTAAAGAGAGGATCATTCTCTTGAATTAATAGCCTAAATAATAAATTCAATACTGCTGGGCTTCTTCTGCCCTTGCTATAGACCATCGAAAATAACTCCCCTCGATAAACTCTAGCCTTTACATTTTCACCTGCTATGCCACAAAAATCAGGGTGCTTATAAACTCTTGGGTTTGTTCCCCTGAGACTTGGCAACTCTGTGCTAATCAAATTTACAACTTCAAACATCTGTAAATCTTTAAACTCAGCATATGGAACTTGAACTTGAGCAAGCATGTAAGGTAGATCTCCCAACCTTAAGTAAAGCTGTGCTACAGAGTTCATTGATTGTAGGTCTGAGACCCAATCAAAGTTCTCATTTGAGGCTCTTCTTTCTCTAAAATGAAAATTGCTGATACTGCTAAGCTGAGATCCAATTCCCCCATCGTATGGGCTATATCTAGTCGTTTGAGAATAGTCTCTAACTAGGGCTTGGTCTGCTTCGTTCTGAAAATGCAACCCATCAAGGCGTCTATCAAAATTAAAGTCAGCGAAATTAACTACTGTGCTTAGTCTATTTGAAAACCATCTCTGAAATTTGGCGTCATCATCAGTGATAGTTCTTGTTGGGTTTCTTGTTTGCCCAACGGCAAGAACACCGTATTTTGGTGAACTATTTAACCCATTATAAAAGAACTGAGAGTATGAATTTCTCATAATCTCTCTTAGAACAGCTACATTGGTAGCTCTCCCATATGTTCTACCAGCGATTACTCGGTAAAAACCGCTATTTGGATCATTATACTGTGAATGCGTCGCTTGAAAAAGTGTTTTATCGAATAGACCAGGATTCCAGCTCTGACCGTCATATCTGTGCATTAATAGCTCTGCTATATGCTGAGGCTGTTCTATTAGGGTTACAGGAGTTCCTGTAATAGCCCCATCTTCATCTTGAATTCCATCGACTTCTAAGATTAGATCTAATCTAGCGAACTGCTCCATAGGAACGGTCTGAACATAATCTTGATATTTTACTAAGACAAAAGGAACTTCAATGCCATTCTCATCTGGGATTCCAATACCCTTGGGGAAGTCTTCAAACTCAATACCTAGTAACTGAAATGACATACTTAAATCTTGGTTTGGGTGAGAAGCCCATGTATTTTGATTTACGCTATTATCGGCATCATCTGTTGTGATAAAACTTCTTGCACCTGCGGGTGTGCCAGCATTAAATGCAACAAGACCAAGAACCGTTGTTGAATTAGGCTCATCTTCATTTGATCCCTGTATAGAAATCCAATATCCTTTTTCAGTGCTACAAATAGGAACTGGCTTATTAAATGTAGCAACTGCATTAAATGGCACTTGATTTGCATACTCAACTGCTAATGTTGATTTATCGATAACAGCTTCAGCTAGAAAATCATCAGGGCTTGTTGGTCTTTGTAAGTTTGGTCTTTGAGCATGGATTCTTATGCTAATTTCCCCATCAGGAATCTCTGTGCCAGGATTTCCAGGGCTACCAATGACAACAACCAATGACGTTATAATATGAGGGTCACTAACTCCTGGAGTATATGGAATTGGAAATGCTTGAGCCTGATCTAAGTTGACACTAAATTGAAGTGGCAGTCCTCCAACTTGCTCATATACTGGTAAGTCAAAGTTTGGAACACTCTTAATTTCCCGATAAACCTTGTCTCGATCCCCCTCGATTGTTTCTAAGTCTGGAGCTAGGTATTTTTGAATTCCTTTATAAAAAAAGTCTTTTCCGTTTCCAAAGGTAGTTGATCTAAAGGAAGTTCCATATAAGAAGTTAAAGCCCGTAGCTCCTGCGGTATTATCAGGACTAATTGAATACGGCACTACTTGAATATCTCGACCAATAACCAATGGAAGCCACTTTCCTAGTGATCTATTTGGTGCTAACTGACTATTAAAAGAAGTAATCTGTTTATTAATAAGCCAATCATCTAGTCGTTTATTTATTGTAATACTTGCAGTTTGAGTTGCTTCAGTTCCATTTGAAGTATAATTAATTGCCTGAATCTCTCCCTCAAAAACTAAGCAACGATTGTCTGTAAAGGTCTCTTCTTTGATTGGAGTTGTAGAATGATATATCTTAACGCATCCACCCTCAATCATAAACCTAGAGGCTAGGTCTGTTAGTCTCTTTTCAAAAGCTAGACTATCTCGACCTGCATTTATTCTAATAGTTCCATTTCTAAACTTAGGAAAGAACTGATCCATATCAACCCCAATGTTTGATATAGACTCAAGGATAGGGAAAAATAATCTTGGTGTGTTTTCTTTAGTAACAGGAGTATTTGTAATAAATACTTCCTGTATATCGCAAATATCGTATCGACCATGAAAGGAAAACTGAACCCCAACATATTCATTGAGTAATGGGATCATAGAACCTCCTCCGAAACTAGCGTAATTTCATAGTCGCTGGAACTTGCTTGCAGGCTAACACTATGAGATCTCAGAACTGCTCTAATCATTTGATAACCAAGTAAGACTGTCTGCTCTCTATCCCAGAAAACAATATCAATAACGTCTGCATACTTAAGAAGCTTAGAGACAATTTGCTCTTTTTCTATATCGTTTATTCCCTGATATTGAATATCTAAGATAAAATGACCTCTGCGTGCCTCAATTCTATCTGTAACGAGAGACAGGGTTGCAGGATATTTAGGAGACCTGCTAAAACAAAGTGCTTTTCCCAGCATAGCCTTTCTAATTGGCAGTGCCGTTGCAATTGGAGTTGTGATAGTTATACGCCAAAATTGTCTTTTATTTGTAAAAATTGTGTCATCTAATTGTTGGATCCAGTTCTCGGAATCAACCCCCATCAAATCAGCTAGAGTTAGATTAAATGTTTCTTGAGAAATCCCTGCAAAGAATGGTGCGGTTGCGCTTGTTACTGTAACATCAAGGCTACCAGTAAATTTAAGCATTTCTTTTAAGCCAAAAATAGCGACAGAATCAGCTATTTCTAAGTCTTGATAGTCTGCCCCAAGGTCATAGTCTATTCTATGAGTTGTTGATGCTTCTCCTCCTGGGGCTAGTAACCAACAACCTCCTGCACAGTTTTCTATTGATGGCATCCCTGTCGGTGAACACCAATTATACTCACCAAGTAAAAAAGCAAATCCAGATTCGCAATTTTCTTTTGAGACACCACTCATAGCATCTCCACAAAGTTAAAACTTAGATTATTAAAATCTTTAGCCGTGTTCTCAACCTCTACTCCAGAGATAACGCCGTTAATAACGCCATGTTTATTAAATAATTCTCTGTTATCTAAGTCTGCCAAAACGGTAAACCTATTATTTAAGATAATCATTTTATCTAGGAACTGCTTAGCTTTGTTATCAGACAATCCTTTATATTCAAATCTGTATGTATAGACTGGTCTGCCGTTTCTTCTGTAAATCTTTATATTACTAGTTGACTGGAAAACCCCTCTTTCTGTTTGCTCTCTTGTTTCTACTAAGCTAACTGATGGTTCTTGCTCCATATCAAAAAGCTCTCCAAAGTATATTTTGCTAAAAGAAACTCTTGTTTGAGCTGAAAAGTTAAAACGAATACGAATATATCGATACTCTACCCCTGGATCAAAACACTCAAAAAAGTCATTTTCTTGACTACCAGATAAATTAAATGGTGCTGTAAAGTTTTGAATATCCACGTAGTTAACATCATCATTACTACCTCTAAATCGGATAGTTAATAACCCAGTAAGAAATGCTTCCTCTAGATCAACTCGACTTATATATAAAAAATTAGGAGCAATTGGATCACTAAAGAAGTCGTATGTGACTTCCCAGCTCATTACTCCAGTAGATTCAGTAAAAAAGTTATGATGTCTGTATCCCGTATTAATACCACAAACAGAATGTAATAAAGAACAGCCATCATCACTTGCTTCATGAAAGCAACCATTGTGCGGAAAAGCAAAGTAGGTGCATCTTCTTTCATATGGAGGTATTCCTGTTAAAGCCATTACTGAGCAATCCCCTCAAAGTTTGCATCATCAACTCCTGTAGCAGTTGCAACTTCTGATGGAATTTGGTCTCCAGTAACTGTTGTTTCAATTCTCCATCTAGTGACTATCTCTGTCTCAGCATTATTTCTAAAGTCTTCTATTCTTTCTATCGCACCCTCGATATCATCACTAACTTCAGTGAAAGCGAAGCCTGTTTGCTCTAGTGAGCTAACAATTCCAGCGGCATCAAAAGCGGAAACATTCTCTAGTTGCTCTAATGTTTGAATCCCTCTTTCTTGAAGTGTATTAAAGAATTGTTCTATCTGCTGAGTATCAAAGCCTCTTTCTTCTAAGACCCTCCTTAAGTCTTCAAAAGTTTCAGCACCTAGATCTTCAGCTTCGGCGGCGATATCTTGTAGTGCATCGACTGCCCTATCTCCAGAAACCGTTGCTCCATCTAAGAAGTTTTGAAATGCTAAATCAACAGCACCGAAAGCTCCTGGGATTCCAACGGCGGCTAAGTCTTCAACTGCTGAGAGTGAATTAAGAAATTCACCTGCTGAAATATCACCAGCAAGAAAAGCCTCTTCTAGTGCGACACCAAGATCTTCAACGTTAACATCAGCTCTTTGTAGTGCTAACTGAAATTCATTCAAGCCTGATGCATCTTGTAAATTTAATGCAAAGACTGTTCCAAGCTGACTTGCTAATCCTTCTAGCTCTGGGCTTAAATCAAATGACTCTCTAAATGCAGTTGCTATCCCTTCAAATTGTGCTCTTAAATCTGGAGCAATGCCTGATGCGTCTATTGATGCCTGATTAGTAAATAACTCATCTCCAATAACTGAAGTGTTACTTCCAAAGGCTTCACCAAAAACTTCCCTAGCTTCCTCTGCTGAGATTCTAATTTCATTAAAAGCATCTTCATCTATCTGAAAGAATCCATTTACTCCAAAATCAAAATCATTTTCTTCTATGCCAGCTTCAGTAAAAGCATTATTTAATGCCCCAACAAAGTTATCCCTAGCCTCTCTAAATGGTTCTGGGTCATCATTAAATAAGTTTCCAATAGCATCACCTAAAACTAATCCAGGCAACCCACCCAGTATAGCCCCAACGCCTTGAAGGGTATCTCTGGTGCTTTGCCCAATTTCAGCAATATCCTCTCCAATCTCAGCACCAATAAGCTCCGTAAACTGCCCAAGCCCAGGTAAAATAGCATCTCCTGCCGCTCTCCCAATTGAGCCACCAATACCTCTCCCTAGCTCTTCTGCTGAGTCGCTATTAAACGAACCTTCAAGTATGCCTCCAAGTGCCCCTGCGAGTGAATCGGTAATACCAGAAAGTCCCCCAAGAATAGCACCCTGAGCACCCTCACTTAAGCCACCAAGCAGATCAGCAAATCCTCCACTTGTTAGATCATCAAGTAGCCCACCAAAGAGACTTCCATCAATATCTTCTTGTAACGCATCTTTTAATTTTTGAACTTCCTCTTCCGCCTTGTTTGATTCTTCACCTACCTTAACTATCTCAGGGAGTAAGTTTGCTAAGTCTCTCTTAGTTAACCCTGAAGCCCTAGCCATCTCCTCAAGAGCTGTTCTAAAGTCATCAAAATCTAAAGTTCCTTGCTTGACCTCTTCATATAAATCAACGGCAGTATCTCTTAATGTTATAAACTCAGGTGTTATCGATGTAACAGTGTCTCTTAATTTTTCAAAAGCACCATCAAGTCTTCTAGTTTCTTGTATTTGCTTTTTCTGCTCATCTGTTAACTTTGTAGTGCTTGCAGTCGCTTTGTCTGAATTTCCAGTATATTCTGTTAAAGCATCGGAGACTGTCTTTACAGCTCTACCCTTTCCAGTAAATGTTTTTCTAGCTTCATCAGTAGCCTTAGCCATCTGAGCAACTATATTAGTTTGTCTTTTACTTGCTTCCTCTAGGATTGCAGTTTCTAAACTAACCTCTCTTAATGCCCCTATAAATGACCTTGTTGCTCGAAAGCCAGTAGAGAAGTCTATTTGCGAGAATGCATTGCTTATTTGACCTGCAAAGTTTGTAAAGATTCTAAGGTTTTCTGTAATCTCTCTAATTGCAAAAACACCCTGTTCTATCACGATAGAAGCAAAGTTAATTATTGCACCTGCTACCTCGGCTAAGTCATTAGCGAATGCATCTAAATCAATATTAATTAAAACATCATTAAACTGTCTAAGGGCGTTTGTTAAATTCTCATTTGCAGATAAGTTTTGTAATAGCTCTGAACGTAGATTGCTAAATGTTGCTATTATCCTCTGTGAAGCTATACCTGCTGTCTCTGTTGCATCTGCTAATTCAGCGGCTTTTTGTCTTACGGCTTCAAAAGCGGCTTCAGTAAAAGCGGCTCGTTTTCCAGCATCGTTTAATTGATCGACTGTTACTCCTAGCTGATCTGCAAAAGCCTTATAAGCCTCTTCTGCCTTTACGACAACACCAAGGTTATCTAAAACCAGTCGCGATTGACGACCAATACCAATTACTAGTGAATCAACAGCGTCCTTGGCTGTGACTCCCATTGCTTGACCAAGTTTAATAGCATCTGCTGTTAACTGCTGAAATGCTCCAGAGCCATCATCTACTCCAAGTAATACAGCTTGGTTTGCGCTTTGGAATAAATCTAAGTCAGATACTAAGCCTCTTGTAGCTTCTCTAAGTCCATTGATTGATGCTGTAGCATCTGCACCAATGCTCTCCTGAAGAGTAGAAAATGATCTTTCAAGACCCTCAACTCGAGCGGCTTCTTGTAGTGCATCAACAAAGCCTCTAGCTACTCTTGTTGCTCCGCCAATAAGTCTTTGCGTTAATTCTAATCCTTGATTAAGAGTAATTATCGATGCTGATAGCCTAGAAAATGGACTAGTTCCACCACCTCCAGCTCCGCCACCACCAGATCCACCAAGGGCATCTTGGATTTTATTTCTAACTTCGTCGAGCTGTGGAGTAATATCCTGTCTCAGCGATTGACCTAATCGACTAGAAATAACTTTACTGGCATCTTGAACACCCGAAGTTGCTGTTTTTTGAAACTCTCTAACAAAGCTCTGTGATGAACTTGTTCCAACGGTTCTAAAACTTCTGTTTATTTCTGTGGAGAAACGTCGGCTAGATGCTCTAGCTGTTCTAACTAAAGATTCTGTAAAGCTTCGCTCTATATCGTTACCAGATCGGCGAGCCGTTGTTCTCAGTTCTTCAAAGGCAGTTCTAAGAGATCTCAGTGCATTCTCTGCTTCCTGAGTATTAGTTCTAACAACAATGTCAAAAATTTCTCTATCAGGCATACTACCTCATTCCACTATTTTTTAGTCTCTGCTTTAAGCTGTTTGTTTCATTCTTTAGTTTTTGCTTTTTGTCAGCTTCCTCTTTGACATGTTGCATAAATTCAGAATGAACACTTTCAAGCTCTGCGATAAGCTTAAAGCCAATATCCATGATGCCGTATTTCTTTAGACACTCCATTTGAAGAAACTCAGGAGCTTTGACGTTATTTAATCGCTTGTAAGCGATAAACCCATCGATCAATCTTTTAACAGTTAATGAGGTAGCACTTTCTTCTATCTCACAACCATCTTTTGTTTTACAGAGTGGCTTAACTCCATGATCCAAAAAGGCTCGAGTGCATAAAGAACACTCAAGTTTTGGATTTATGATAGTAAGCCACCTATAACGGGTAACACAAAGCTCAATTACTTTTTTTTAACTTTATCCTCTTCAACACCCGAAAGTTTTTTAAAAGCCTCTGTGTATTGAGTTACTAAGCTATTAACAATGCTGATCGGCCACTCTTTTAAGTTCTTTAAGTCTGGCTTTTCTCCTTTCATTGTCCAATCACCCCTTACTGCAAGTAGGTGGTTTTCCAAGAAAGTAACAATCTTCTCTTGCATTATTTCGTCCTCACTAACTTTCAGAATTTCAATCTGAAAATTATAATCAGGCTCTTTAGCTATAATCTCCCCTGTCTTGTCCTCAGGTTTGACATAAAGTATTATTTCTTCGTTTCCAAAGTTTAGCGACATAGTTCCGTTCTCCATATTAACGGTTTATAAAATCCACCTCATCCGCACCACAACTTAATGATTAAATTAAGTCTGTAAGTAATCTATTTTTCTACCATTGATAATGTCTATCTCTGGTGCTTGTGTAGTTTGTCCTGTTAGTGGAAGGATATTCTCACTTTCTAGGATTCTAAAAACTAAGTTAAAAGGGTTTTTCCCAGCGTTTGTAATGTTGTATCCAGGAGATCCTGCAAGACAAAGTTTAGGGAGTTTAATTCTAAAAGTTTTAAGTGCTCCTGTTCCAATCTGCTTACCTGTCCATTCAAGTTCGGCCATAAAGGTAGTGCCATTTCTCCAAGCACAATAAGTTAGTCCATTATCAGAATGTTCCTTTACTCCAAGAGTAAGAGTTCCATTTCTTCTATCTGATTGAGTTGCACCATTACATACACCACCAGTCATCTCATCGATTGTCTCTAGTGGAGTATTCATTTCTAACTCAAAAGATGTGATGTTAAACTGATCGGCAGCAACTAATGCTGTGTCAGTTCCATCATCTAAAATCTCTTTTAATCTTAGTGTGTGATTACACTCTGGGAATACAAGCTCTCTGTCACCAACAGTTAAGGCTTGAAGCTGTGCATTCTGATTAACTACATCCGCAGTCAAGTCAGTGTTTGCAGTAGCTCTTGCAACTGTTACGCAGTTAAAATCATTAGAAACTAGATTAGCTCCCCAACGAACATAATTATTAATAGAACTCATGTTTATGCTGATGCCCTCAGTATAAACACTTGGTAGCTCAATTACATCTGTTCTTGATGTCTCATAAGCGAATGTTCCAAAATGCTCATTTGCTATCTGGGCGAATGTGAAAGTATGAAGACAGTCGTTTTCTCCAGCATTCTGCTCAGCGGGTGCTGATACTTGACCAAAGAATTGAGCAAGGATTCTATCAAATCCATTTTCATATCCTAAGTCACCTGCTAGTCCTACACGATATTCTCTCTGTCCTAATCGACAAGAGCTAGAAAATCCTGCTGATGCTCCACAACCAACCACATCCTCTTCTAATTCAGAAGCTGAAAGGTTGTCTGTTATCTGAGCACAGATTTTAGCGTCATCGAAAGTAGACATATCCAAAGCTGTTCCGAATATATCTGGGGTTGGTGCGGCACACGAGCTATTTACATAACCTGCATTACTCGAAGCACCATCTAATGCGTTTCCAAGTCCTTGACCTGCCATAAGAGTCTCCTATTGATTTAACCAACTCCAGCTCCTCCTCTGTCGCCGAAGTATGAATATTGCCCTACTAAAATAGGACGTGAATCAATCTGACCTGCTCGAAATATCTGAGGAAAGTTAACTTCCCCATTAAAAGAATCAACCGTAGAACACCAGTGACGACCCATAAGTTCATAGATCTTGTCATCTAGTAGTTCAAAAAAATGTTGAATTATTGATTGAGTTGCTTCGTCTTTGTATTCTTCTCGGTAGTAAGAAATAAGCACTCTATATTTATAAGCTCCGCATCTGCCAAGCTCTTCATCGTCTCGGTATCGCTGGCACAATACCTGAACAAAGTTGATTATCTTATGATGAACGATATCTCGCAAGTCTTTTGTGTGAACCTGATCTCCAGCCATATCACGTCCAATATAGATATTTGGTGTAATTGCTAGAATATCAGCATCAGAAAAGACTGTTTTTTGAAAAGCGTCACATATCTGTGAAGAAAAGAATGTCATCTAAAAAACTCCAGGGTTGGATTACTTGCATTCCTTTTCCCCTCAGACTTTCCATCTCTGTCTTTGTCTAGCTCAATATAGAGCTGTTTAAGGCAGTCCTTATATTCTTCTTTATGCTTCATAGATAGATTCTCAGCTACGTCTCCAGCCCCTCGTGATTGACCACTAAGGAAGTCATAGAGTGCCCTCTCAGCTATGCATAGGTTTAACTGCTCTGGGTCTACGATATCGCCCCATCTAACATTACAGCCTACAAGCTTCATTCTTACTCGATATTCTGCCGTGTCGATGTATTGAGTTAAGTCCCCAAGATAATCACAATGAATTGTAAGGTGGCTCTCCAGACGGACTAAATCAGCAACAGTCACATTGACTTTGCTTTCCTGACCCCAAACTCGGCAAAGACGAATTGATCTTAAAATAGGAGCATGTTGAGCCACGTCTCCCACCTCAAGAGGGCTATTTATAGCAATCCAATACTCTCTTTCCAGGCTATCAGAGTCGTCGTAATAACCAATCTTTTTGCTATAGTAATAAGAACCACCCTCATTTCTTATTGTTGGATCTGGATCGTCAACTCGACTAAAGCTAATTCTCTTACCGTATCCGTCTGCTGTAGTTGTCCAAGCACTAACTGTCTGTATTGCTGTTCCTGATGTGTTATTACGAGCCTCGTCATCAGTTGGCCTTTCTTCAAATAGATAAATACTCGTAGGACTAGCAGGTAGCTCTATATTGCTAACTTCATCAGCACTGAGTGCATAAAAGTCATAGCTAAATGCTTTTCCAAATAGAGCTTTCATTTACTACATCCTTGTTTGGTATAGTCACTAACTGCTTTCTTAATATCAGAGACATCATCCTTTAAGTGCTTAAAATCCATAACCGCAGATTCTATATAACGAATTCTTAGCTCATGATCTTTAATGTCTTCTTTATTGCTTGAAACTTGAGACCTCATCGTAAAAGCAAAAGCACACACAATGACAATCTGTATTGCGAGCATGACAGTTAGTTTTATCCAGTCTAACATCTATCTCCCTATGGTATTACTGCGGTTGGTGGCTTAGTTCCTATAGCCATCCAGCTAAAATTAACTACAGCTGAATTTCCGTTAATATCATAACCAGAAACTTGAGTTCCTGCTGAGGTTTGAGCAAGTGTATTCTCGTTCACATAGTTAGAGGTATTTGTAGTTGATGTTGCAGTAAATGAACCTGCAACTCCATCAAAAACAGCTGGATAGGTGACAGACTCTATCGTAGATGTCGCTGTAACACGTCCCCACTGGATTCGCATTTCTCCGATATCCATGTAGTTAGAAAAAGCATTATCGCCAATTAAGCTGTTATCTGTTGGTGCATCGACATACTCAACCTCTCCTGAAGCTGCACTTAGTGCTAAGAACTGTCCTACTGAAGCACCACCCGTTACAACATTTGGTGTTGCTATTTCAACTTTACCAACTGGTGTAGTTGTTCCAACTCTTACAGTTCCGCTATCAGTAGTTAGTTGTGCCTCATCACCCGAATCAAGCAAAGAAAGCCTAGCACCGTTATCGTCATTACGAACCTGAGTGCTAAAAGTTCCTCTAGTAAATATATTAGTCCCACCTCTAGTGATATCCCAGCGTCCAGTTCCGATGTCCTGTTTGTAGTCAAAAGAGCCTTGAGTGTGCGTTCTGTTAGCTGTTAGAGACAGATCGTCTCTAGCGAAATTCTGAGTGACACTAGATGGCAAATCATCAAATTCAACCTGTCCGTTTACATTACTAAGTCTTAGGTATTGACCTACGTTTGTAAATCCAGCAGCAATATTTCTAGTTCTTAGTCTTAGTTCGCTCGTTCCTCCCGTTAAAACACCAACTGTCGTAACATTATTACCCTGTAGGCTAACATCGTTAGTATCTGATCTAATAGTTATCTTGCCATTTTGAACAATTAGTCTGCCGTCACCAACTGCATTTAAGTTGATATCTCCATCAGCATCAACGGCGTATGTTTGACTTGTTTCAAATGTCATCGCATCATTAGCTGTAGCAGAGAACCCATCTACGTTAAGAACTCTAAAACTATACAAACCACCAACACCGTCAAAGAAAGTGTCTCTAGTTAATGGAGCACCTGCTGGCGAAGCTCCACCAAGCTCCATAACAGAGCCATTAAGAGTCATTCCGTTTCCAGCAGTGTTTGCACTACCTCCACCAGCACCAGACAAGGTTCTTCCATACCAAGTTCCGTTTGATTTATGAAAGAGAGCTTTCTCGTTTGGCTCAACTGAAACATCAGAACCACCAAGACCGCTAACAATTACAGGTGCTAATCCATCACCTATAATAGCAACATCGTCTTTATCTCCCGTGTATCCCTGTGGAAATGTGAAAGTAGGACTCGATACTTCAAGAACATCGATTGCGATATTCCCAAAACCCTTGTCGCTTTCAAGCTCCGCAGAAGTTACTTGCGAATAAGCAAGTGCTGCACAAGATAGTATCCAAAATAGTAAAGCAAATAATCTATGCATTGTTAATTCCCTGCTGTCCAGCCCGCACCTGGGCTAGTGTAAGTAAGAACAACTGTCTCTCCATTTGTATCAATGATGAGGTCTTGAGAAGTTCCGTAAAGAACATACCCATTAGTTGTTAAGTCGACTGTAATGTTGTTAGTCAAAGCATTAAATCTAGAGTCAATAACTGTGACCGTATCTCCAATCTCTGCACCTGCTGGCATTACTACCGTTACAGGACTAGCTGTCACATTAACTGGATGAACCTGGTTCAACTTCAATGTTCCACCACTTCCAGACAACTCAGCATTGATATTCTTATATAAAGAAATCTGCTTAATAGTCGCATTGACTCCACCGATTCTGTTTATCGAATAAATACCTGCTGGCACTGGGTCTGTCGGAATTATCGTTTGAGCAGATAAATCATTTAGCTCTAAGTATGTAACAACACCAGTTCCACCTACTGCTGTAAGTAGAGCTTGAAATGTCTCAGTTCCATCAGTCTTAAATACCATCGTATTATGAATGTCTTCTTCTAAGAATCCCTGAACAGTTTGTCCGCTTGGAAAGTTCGTAGCTCCGATAGTTAAAGCAATATTTGGAAAAGGACTATTATAAGTCTTCCCTGCTTGTGGCTCTGGCTGACTAGAAATCAAATCCCAATTCCAAGAGTTATTAGTTGTAACTAAATAAGAAGTAGTTCCTTGTCCTACTGTCACAGTAGTAAAGTCATTTACCCCATCATTATGTTGAGCAACATTACTAGGAAGCGTTATTGTTACAGGCGTTGTTCCCCCATAGATAAACTTAACTAAAAGATGTCCTGCGAAGTTAGGATTAATAGCATCTGGAATAGTCTGATTTCCACCACCTAGAATATAAGTAACATCTTTTATTTCTGCTACATCAAACCCAGTGCTTGAGCCACTCAATACTTCCGTAAGAACTCCATCTCTTGCAGTTCCTCCTGCTGAGAAGTCAGCGTTAAGGTCTAACTCGAGAATCTGAACTGTGCCTGTTTGGGTAGCTGATGGCGTCCCTGCACCAACTACTCCAAAAGCAGGGTATATCTGCCAGAAAGCAAAACCAGCACTTGCAGGCATTTCAATATAAGTCTCTGCAACCCCATTACTTACTTCTTGTGACAATACTGTGATACCTGCTCCTACAATGTCTGCTAAGCCAGTATCCTTATCAAAGGTAATATCAGTATTCGGAGAGCCAAGCCTTAAAGCCCAACTTGTGGTGCTTCCAGGTTGTAAAACCCACTTAACCCTAACAACTTGGTTAGTCGTAGTTGGGATATTGCTAAAAAGAGAATAGTACTGCCATGTAGTAGAAAGGTCTTCCAAAGACACACTATTTACTGCCTTGTAGCTTCCTGGCACTGGGATTGGAGCTAACCCCAATGATGGTATAGCACTCTCTTGAGTCCAATCTCTTAGTTGAGCAACAACATCGCCCACATCTACACTCTGAGGTCTAGGCTGGCTTGTTACTATCCAGTTTCCTGCTGGGTCTTTAATAAGAGATAAAGACTCATTCTGCTCAATTGTGATACTGCCTGTGACTGCATTAAGCTCATTGTCTGATAGAAACAACTGAGGTGTTATAACCGCAAGAGTTCCGTTCGCATCGCCCTGAGTTACGAATATTCTCGCTCCTACATCATAAGGGGTGGAGTCTAGCAATATCGTTCCTGCTGTAGCATCTGTGTGAGTCCAAACAGTATTAGAAACACCGTCAAGAATTGGGGAGCTTATTCCTGCGAACTCTTGGAATACTAAGCTAGAGGCAACATCAACAAATTCTACCTCACCTGTCGCAGCAGAAAGCCCTAAGACTTGACCTACGGTAGCCGTTCCTCTGCCTACATCACCTGTCTTGATAAATAGCTCTGAGGAGTTTCCAACATCCTTAGCCTCAATCCCAACAGTAGTGCCATCAGGTAAAACCTGAGAACTCCATTCAAGTTTAGCTCCCGAAGCTGGAATTGTCGTTAAGTCTATTACTGATGTTCCTTGAGTTGATGTATTTACATTTTGAGCCTCGACTTTAAAACCGCTACCGCTATGGTCGAGTGTTGACTGGTCAGCACCGTTTGTAAAGTTTCTATCGTAATCACTAGCACTTAAATTCTCATCTGAAGATATACCAGGATTACCATTTATAACTGTGTCTCTATTAAAGGCAGTCTCAGAAATATCCATTCCAAGACCTGCGAAAAAAGCACTGTCGTAATTTCTTTCATGACCAGCATCAGTAAAGTTTTCAATCTGATTATGCCCCCAAGAGTGAGTCCTTGCACCGCTTGAAGCTAAGTTTGCACTTGCATAGTTCGCTCCTGCTCCACCCATCCAAGTAGTGCCTGACTGTGGACAGCTAATGTAATAATCACCTGGATTAATCGTTTCGCCGTTTGTCGATGTAATTGCAACACCTGCAACAAATTCAAGAACTTCGCAGTTAGTATCAGGATTAACAGGAGCCCCAATTAGGTTTCCAATCTGAGTATATCCATCTACTACTGTATAAAGCTGATAAGCTCTGTTTACTGGTCTAGTCTCTGGATCTGTAGAGCTAAAAACCACGTTTCTAGTTGTGTTATTAAATCGAACATTATTACCGCCTCCACCGTCAACCTCTGTTGCTATGTGGTTGTTTGCTGTTCTAGCAACTGTTCCAGATAAGCCATTTACTGCTGTGCCGTCTGCTTGTAAAGCACCCTCAGCACCTGCATTGCCACCTACGTTTCTCAAGAACATTCCATCTACATTAGTTGGAAAAACAATATCATTCCCAACTACAAAGTTAGGATACATCGCAGACCAAAGAGGATAATCAATCGCTCCATTTATTACTGTTCCCGACACAACAGGCAATAATCCCTGCTCAGTCTTTCCAGAAGCGGCGTAAAAGAACTCACCTAGTCTAGTGTTTGTAAGAGTAGCGAGGTTTAAGTTAGTGCTTCCACCACCACCGCCATTGTTAAAAACGACTTGAGCATTAGCTGTAGTCGCAAATATTAATACTAAAAATAGTCTAAATAAGAATTTCATTATGCCTCTTCGTAATACTCGACTCTAATAGTCGCTGTTGTTCCTGTCTCTGCTATAGCTAAGAAGTTTCCTAGCTCCATTGAATCACCATTAGCTACTGGTGAAATACCTAAAGATATCTGTGCCAAGTGAGTAGCCTTTATACCGTCCGTATCAGTTGGTGTTTGTCCATCTGCGTATAATCTTACGCATCCATCACCACTTAAAATCTCTACTTGAACCAAAGCTCCAATTGCTGATGCTGGAACTGTTAGGGCAACTGTTCCTGAGTCATCTACTGATAAGACCTCTTCATCTCCCTCAAGTAAATTAAGCTTAGTTGTTCCTGCAACATTTACAGGACTGACAGTTGAGGCTGGAGTTACTAGCGTAGAGAAGTTTGCAACATTCGAATATTCATAAGTCACTGCTCCAGTATTCTCATCAAAGATTTCTCTTACAAAAAGAAAGTCTCCAGTAGTATCATCGATTCCTCTATAAATGATTCTCTCTTGTGCAAATGGCACTGCTGGCATCATTGCTCCTGCGCCTGTTGCTGCCGCTATTTGTGCTGCTCCATTTGCTACTGCTGGAGCTGTCAAAGCATCTAACTTTGTGTGCCTTAAAATCAACTCTCCTCTTCTCGTAATTCTATCACTCATGATTATTTCCTGATTGTCTTATCCCATCGCTCAACAGCGTTGCGTGCCATCTTCTCCGCTTTATCTGATGACATTCCCTGTTTTCGAAGTTTACCAATTAAATGGTCTTTCTGGCTTCTAGCCATTGCGGTCTTTTCAGACTGAGAGCGAGGCTTAGCTAAAGCCTCTTTCTGCACCTCAGTTTTCTTGTTCGTAGTCTCTCTTTGAGCGACTCGTGTATCAAACTTACTCAAGGTCTAGTCCTCAGTAGTTTCTTTGATTCTGTAATCTAATAAAGCTACTTTTTTGTTTACTTTATTAGGAACTCTATGTGTTGCTCCATAACCTAAAGGTGCTGGATCACTAAAAGCTCTTGCAATATTTGATTTAATTTTCGCTGTAGCCGCTAAAGCTGTAACGAAACCAGTGTAATCTACTGCCATTGTCTAGTCCTCATCTAATGTTGGTTCTAATAATCCATCAAGGGCAGTTCTTATCTGCGTCTTTTTGGTGCGATGTGTTACAATTACAGCTTGATTAGCTGTGCATATAGCACTAAATAATGTTGCGTTTGCGCAATACCAAAGCATCTACTTTATCTCCTTATTTACTTTTACTTCCGTTTTTACTTTTACTCTCTTCATCTTCTTAGCTACTGAATCCTTAAAACCAGTAGGCTTCTTAACTAAATCAAGAGCAGGATGACGAGTTGTCATTTTACTCTCTGACTTAGACTCTTCATTAGATTCAGCAATCTCCTGCTTTAGTTCTTGAACCGTTTCAGGCTCTTTCGCTTCAGGAGTGTCTTCTGCTATTTCAACTTTAGCTACCGCTTCAGCCTCTTCTTTAGCTTCCGCTTTGTTCTTTTTTGTCTTTGGCATTAGTGCCTCCTTTCTTGATTGGCTTTTTATCTTCTTTATCAGCTCGCTTCTGTAACTCACTAACCTTTTCTTTTAAATCTTCATTCTCCCAATCAGTAAGAGTCATTCTTATACTCCTATCTAATTCTCTCTTCAGCTTATCGTATGGGTTTTCTCCAGCTAAATAAGAAGCAATTTCACCTTTAAGCATATCTCCGTCTTGAGATTGCTCTGCTGTCTTATTTGCAAATTCCCTAGCTTGCTCTGATGTTGGCAAGTCATATGCAATTGGCATCTGTCTACGTCTAAGCATGTTTGTTACAACTCTAGGCTGTATATTTCCGCCCTTAACATTAAATGTTTGAATGCTTGCTTCTTTAGGTGGATTTGGAACTTCTTTAGTTCTAGGAATCTGAAGAACAGTGGCAAAGTAAATACATGGTGTATTAATTCTTCTTTGCTTTCTTAAAGCTCTGATCTCATCGACCTTTTTAAGCAATTCTTTCCTTTTTTCTCTAATTACAACAACGTTTTCGTTTAGGCTCATTTTAGGTTTCCCCGATATATTATTTTATTAAATTAGGAGAGGCGTATGCCCCTCCCTAATTAGTCAGCTATTAAAGAACTGGACTTTCTAGTCGGCAAATAGCCTCTGGAAAGTGGATCTCAAAGTCACTGAAGTGACAACTAGCTAATCTGTTTCTGAAATACTCAATTTCAATTTGAGTCATTACATCAACGCTATCATCCCACATACCAACGAATGCTCTTGATGGATCAAAAATAGCATTTCTGAAGTTTGTTCCATCATCATCAATTACGTTTGTAGTGTAGATTTGAATACCACCAACAGATGTAACTCTGCCGTTTGTAGGCATAGAAGCACCCATCTTTTCAAATACGTTTGGAATGCTCGACATTGGATTTCCACCCATTGCAGTCAAGTTGTTCGTTCCACCGTTAAGTGTATCAATAACTCCTAATTCAAAAGCAGCTTTTGGGTGCATTACTGCAACCAAGTCTCTACCAGTGTTGGCGTGACCGTTTGTTGAAATCTGAACGTCTAAAGCACAAGCCATAAGATCTAGGATTGTTGCTCCAGTTCCAGCAGCAGTTAAAGATGAAGTAGCACCTGCAACTAGTGTTGCGATGTCCTCTTCCATTCCAACACCAAGAGCCTTTCCTTGCTCCATACCGATAGTTGAGAATACTGGTCTACGACCAAACTTCTCTTGCTCTTTAGTAATACGAGAAATAACAACTGACTTAATTGCATTAAGAAGAGTTGAAGTCTCTGTGTATTCTGAGTAAGCACCATAAGTATATTTAGTGTTTTCAGGTAGAACGATTCTCCCCAATTCACCTTTCTTTGGTATTTCTTTAGTTTGTGTTCCGCTAGGCATCATTTCACGCAAAACGTGCTGAAGCCAAACGCTATTTGGAACAAGATTCTCAGACGCATTATCAACGACAACTTGTGCTGGCTGAACCGTATTCTGGTATTCTGTGCTAAAAGGCATAATTTCCCTCTATTTGTTAAAGTTTAAAATGAGCATCCAATTTGACTCTTTCTGACCTGTCATATGAGTCACGATTCTTTAGATACTGTTCTCTAGTTATTTGCGTTTGACCGCTACCACTAGAACCGCCAGCAATTTGACCGCTTGGCATTGAGCCTTGAGTTACACCCTTTGGTTTAAATGCAGGGGCTAAATCTACTTCAAGCTTTTGAAAATACTCCTCTGGAGTCATAGTAAAAGCTGGATTTCTAGGTGATTTTAGTGGCTTACCATTATCATCGAGCACTAAGATCTGAGAGGGGTTATTCTTGTCTTGGACAAAACGTTTCCTGATCTGATCTTTGATAAGCTCATGCATCATGGAATTATCGACGAGCTTAGGGAGTATCTCCCCCATGTGCTTGTCTACTATTTGATATTCTTTGAGTTGCTGTTCGAGCTGAGAGACTTTAGAATGAGCTTCGTCTATTGTGGCACCGAGTTCGCCCCGAAGCTCTTCCTCTCTCGCTGTTACAGCTTTCTGAATATCTTTCGATACGCCAGTATTCTTTTGCGTTGTCTTCAGAGACTCAAGTTCAGCTTTCATTGCTTCGTTTGACTCTTGAAAAGTAGCTAATTGCGTCTTGAACCCATTGCTTTCAGCAACTAATGATTCATTCAGCGTTTGTAATCGAGCAAAATCCGATTTGAGATCATTATGCTCTTGTTCTGAGATTCCCGCATCAACTTTTTCACCTGATGGGGTCATATTTTCTTCTGGCATGCTATTTCTCCGTCTGTTAACATTATTAACGGAGACGTCTTGCCCTTAAAAAATAAGACTTAAGACCCTTGCTTTACATAAAACTAACCAGTTCCATGCGAGGCGTTTCCTTCTTATCTTTTTAGAAATCTAGTGAAATCCTGAAAGATCTTTCTTTTTTGTGTATCGCTTAGTCCAAAAAACCTACGAACCTTGTTATTCCCAGCACCAAACTGATGCCAAGAGGCTTTGCTACGGGCAAAACTGCCCTGAATGGAGATTATTAGCTCATTCTGCTGAACCCTTGAGATTATCGAGTTGAGCATGTCACCTGTGAGCTGAAGATTAACTTGATTGGCTGATGTGCCTTTTCTTCTAGCATACCTCTCTGAGTATGATTCAAATCCAGCACCATCTACGTTTCGACCAGCACGAGTTCGACTAATAATCTCTCGCTTAGTTTCTTCACCAATAGGATTAAGGGCTTGAGTCGATCTAGTCTCTAAGTCAGAGATTAAACGCTCAAGCCCTCCATTTGATTTTGTTGTGAAGCTAATCGGCATTTTCTAGTATGCTCTCCATTTCTTTAACTATGCTATCGCACTCGATAAAAGCTTGAATAAGTAACTCAACTAAGCGTTCTTCGTGGTTCTGACAGAAAGGCACTCCATCATTGTCATGCTCTAAAGCTGAGCCCATATATGCTAAGTTACGACGAGTTCGTTTTACTAGATTCAACCTCTTGCTAAAATTCTCAGTCTTGGCTTTCACATTATTCTGTAAGTCCTCGTTTGTTAGGCTACTCACTCTCCACCTCATCGATTATCTCCTGAGTAGTTTTACCTGGCTCAAGAGTTACCTGAACTGGCTTACCATTCTTTTCGCAGATAGAGTTAGCTACATACTCTAGAGCTACTAAAGCTCTTTCTCTGACTACAGTTATGCTTTCAGCTAATGCTATTGCCATCTCTATCGCCTCCTCAGACAGTCTTTGGTCTTTCGGCTTAATCTCGTTTGTGATGATAGTATTCGATATAGAAACTATCTGCTTAGATGTCTCATTGATAGTCGCACAAAGTGGACTTAAGTCTGATTGTCTTGTTTCCATTATTTATTCTCCTTTTCTATTACTTGTAAGTTAACCTGAAGCCTTGCTAATTCTTGCCCTAGCCACATGATTGCTTCTTCAGTTCGGACAGACGCATTCGCCTTATGTCTAGTAGTATGACCGTTAAGAGACTCCATTTCTTTCCAGCAGTCAATTAGTCCTGCTCTAATACTCTCAACTTTAACAAGTTGCACTTTAAGCTGCTCTTGTTTAAAGACATCATCAAATATGCCTAGTTTTAGTGTCACTATTTAGCCTCCTTAGAGTTTTAGTCCATCTGCTGTCGGGTCAACAATCGTATTCTCTGGATTGTAGCTATTTGGGTAAGCAGATTCTTGAGGTTCTGAACTAAGCTCACCAAGTCTCTTTAAGTTCATACCGCACCACATAATCGACTCTTGTAGTTTAGTGATAGCTAGAGATATCTCTCTCGAACTCTGGCAATGTTTCATGCTTTGTAATATTTCATCTAAGTCTTTTCTAAAGATCTTTGTTGCTACAATCTGACTCTTTACGCTCTCTTCTAGTAAATCCATCGGTGCAAACTTATCTTCTGTCTCTATGTTGTTTATTTCATTTGTCATTAGGTTTCCCCTTTATAAAGAAGAGCTAAGTGCTCGACTAAATCCTATCTTAAAAAAAATTAAGGCGTGGCATCCATGCCGATTGATGTAAGCGAACGGTTGCAATCGTTAATTCAGTAGAGTTCCCGCTAAACTGAAAAAACAACTCTAGTGCAATACTATCAAACATCACCTTAAAAAAGAGCAAAAAACCTTGTCGAGTAAGTAGCTCATATATTAATAAATCATTTTAATGGTATACTAATTGTTAAAACTGCTCCAGCTAATTGTAACTCTATCTGATCGTTTATTAATTTTAGATGCTCATTTGCAACAACCGTAAACCCATACTTCTTAGCTGTATTCTGTAAAGTCCTAACTGCATTTAATGTCTTTGTTAAGTCTTCAATTTGAGAGCTTATATCTTTCATCATAGCTGTTGTATTTACTATTGGCATTGGTGATTCTCCTTATTGGCAAACGCGGAGTTACACTTAAAACAAAGATAATATTCGACAACACCCTCTTCGTCTTCTGCGAAGCATTCTACAATGTCTTCATCTTTCGTTAGTTTTATCTTTTTGACACTCATCGTTGCTTGACCCATTCATGCCGACAGTTCCATCCCCCTGCATAAAGCCTTACGGGCAATCTACCAGCATCAGGGTGGTTATCGAGTCTGTTAATCTCTGCTCTTGTCCAAACCTTGTCTCTGCTAAGAATGTCAGCACAGAAAGGTCTGTTTTTAGAATCTCTAATTCCTACATATAAGAACCTAGCATTTCTACCAGCCTTGGCAAGAGAAACGCTACTTCTATAAGCTGCCAATCCCGTGACAACTGCTGTCGCTATGTTATTTAATCGACCCTTAACGTTGTCATCAATAAGCTCATCTGCGTTTACAAGAACTCTCTCTGCATTAACTAAAGACAAAGCAAGTGTGCTTGATGCTTTGCTTAGTCCCGCTTCGATCTCGAACCGAATCGAATTAATTTCCCCGCTAACATATTGCTGATTGATTCTTGCATCCTCCGCAGTGAACTCAACTCTTCTTGCGAGAACTCTCTGTTGTCTACGGTATATGCGTCTAAGCGAGCTAACACGTCTTCTAAGCTCAGTCGGGAGAGCATTAAACGAGAAGCGAGCAAGTATAGCGAAGCCCTCATCTTCAGACTCTGCCTCCTGGAAATCACTGATAAGTGAGCGTATATAGCTTTCAACCTCTGTGCGAACCGCAAGTATATAGGCGTCGATTGATTCATGTGCATCCTCTATTTCATCTAATAATTCTTCAGGTATCTCAGGCATATCATTCTTCTGTGTTTACCCCAATCTTATCACTATTTATAACAAATTTAGCTCTTTCTAGAAGCCCTAAGATATAAATACCATTGTTTCCGTTTCTACCAAGTGAATGTAAAATAAGACCATCTCCTCGATCTCTGATTACAACCACTACCTCATCTTGATTGTCTAGTTCTTTAACTATATTCTTCAACCCAACATCAAGCTTGTCACAATCCTTCTTCTCTAAGGTCACTACTTTCATCTATTTAAGCCTAATATTCTAGCTTTATAGAATGCAAGTGTTCCTCTGCAAGCATCCCTGTGGGCAATCATACGATTAAGCGTAAACACACCTGCTTTGAAGTGACCGATATATGAAGATAACCCAGGAGGGAATTCAAAAAAGTTATCAATAGCATTAAATGGAATCCAGTATTCAGAAAGTAGCAATATGCTATCTCTGTTTGGATTACACTCATGCGTTAACTGACACTCTCCCATGATCTCTTGAATCATCTCTATTTTAGCAACACAAGATCTATACTCTCTCTGGGCTTTCATATTTAGCTCAAAGCTCATCCAATAATGCTCCATAGCAAGACCAACATCAGTAATGTCATCTATGCTTGCTCCTGGACGATTTAGAGAACCGCTAAGAGGGATTGCATCTTGAGACCGATCAAACAAACCAAGCTTAGTAGTGTATTCTTCATTAACACACTCACCAGCCTCATTTGCATATGTAATTCTTGTTAACCTACCTCGAAACTCATCAGTAAACTGAGCTACTGCTGGGCTTGTCGTTAAGATAACAAGAAATATTAAGATCAAACGCATTTGAGCTATAACTCTTCACTGCTAGTAACAATAGCCTTAATGTGTGGGTAGTGAAGATTCTTTTCTATCTCAACTCTATTGCTTTTTATATGAACATGAATCTTTGTATCTTTAACAAACTCAGAAACGAATTTATTAAATTCTTCTATCTTTTTTTGTAGTTCTTTTGTGCTTCTTTTTGGCATTACGATTTTCTCCTTTTCTTGTTTTCTCTTGGTATTCTTTTAGTGTCACTACCATTCCGTTTAGCATTATTGCTCTTTGCGGGTGGTCTGGTTGGCACTCCTCGTTTGTTACTAGATTCCAGTAAAGAGGTTTGTTCATCCATTAGCTCCTGCTTACGTTGCTCAATGTCTGTATTCTCGATCTCCTCTTTAATCTCCTCTTCATCTCCTAGGTCAAGCTTTTGAGCAAGCTTCATATCTATGGCTTTGTCCAGCTTTGGATATCTACTAATTCTGTCATCCACCATACGAATATTAGTTAAGAACTCTTTTAAATCGTCCTCACTTACATCTTCTAAAAATGAAATCTTATCTTCAAGCTCTGTTACACCTGTATCTTTGAACCTAGCAAACTGTAATACAGCATTGTTTAGCATGTCTAACAACTCAACTCGCTTTTCTCCTATTCTAGTATAAAGGTCTTCTTTTTGTTCTTTGCGAGTATCTTGACCCTCAACTTGTCGGCTATCATTATTAATCTGTCTAGGCTGATTAAAAGCCACTCTTAGTAAATCAACAAAATCATGCTCAATAGACTTAATTAAAGCTTCTGGGTTTGTTGGGTCTAGCTTATGAACTGTTGATTCTATGGGTAAGACAACAGCCGTGTCATGTGAAAGTCTTCTCTTCTTAGCTTCATCACTAACTGGATTTCCATCTGCTGTAATTGCATTACTTAAGTTTGTCGCAATAAAGATTCGATCATAACACTGTGAGTGAAGAATATTATCAAGATCTGACTGTTTATTATAGATCTTTAGAGCTGGAGCTAGGGAATCAGCCAACCAAGATTCTTGTAGTCTAGTAGTTGATAATGGAAGCTCTTCAATTTGCTCCAATGTATGACTATCAAACAATACCCAATGATGATGATTTCTTATTTGATCTCTTGTCCTATCTCGATTCTTATTTTGAGTAACAAATGGGTGGTGATTAATTCTATTTCCATCTTCATCAACAGAAATAAAGGTCTCAACTGTAACTACTCTTTTTGTTGTAAGAGCATCTCTTGCTTCCCCTGGCTCTGGGATTTCTCCAAGTATAATATCCTCTACTGAAAATACATCTGAGAAATGATATAGCTGAGGTTCTGCTTTTAGTGATGCTCTAGGAATAACAAGTTTATATTCTTTTCTAAAGCTAGAGAACTTACCATCGGGCGATAACTGCCAATCTTTAAGATCTTTAGGGCTAATTCGCTGAAAATATGGTCTTGAATTTTGTAATAGCTCGTCTTGTCTTGATCTAATATCAAGCGTCCTTGTGTTAGTCTCACAATATGCAACACCAAAAGAGATATTGTCTTCAATTAGCATTCTAAAGAAACATTCTAAGCCACGCTGATTTCCATCAACATCATCTCTGACACCCTCAAAGATCTTCTCAATGCTCTCTGGAATATTAAAACCGCCCTTTGTAATCAAAGAAACTAATCTATTTCTAATCATCTTTAGGTAGTTAACATACTGAGTTCTTTGTTTCCTGCTTGCTCTTCTATGTTTTGCTTGTAGCTGATCTCTTTCGTCGCATCTCTCTTTATTCTCCGAGGCATGAAGCCAAAGGTATTTAGGATGACTCATAAGATGATGACTGCCGTCTAACATGTCTTCTATCTGACACCACTCTTTTTGTTTCTGTAGAAACTCATAGTGATAATAAAGCTCTACTGATGATTTTTTTTGTTCTTCTTCTCTCTCTGGCATAATCCTAAATCATGACGGGTCTTTGCTGTCTAGCCCAGTTGTAATACTTAATAGAATCCATATAGTGAGAATGAGTCTCTCCAGATGGCTTATCTATCTTTTGTCTCTGTTCGTTTTTCCATACTGTCTTAGATATTGATTCAAAGACCTTGTCGCAATTCTCGCACACTTTTAGTATTCCCTCATCAAATAATCTGTTTGTGATATCAACTGATACTCTTTCAAGTGGTGCAGGCGGTCTTGGAGCTATGACAACAACCTTGTTGTAGCCTATCTCTCTAAGGTGTTTTACTATCTGCTCAAAGTCAGAACCCCTTACTTTATGGGACTTGGAATGCCCAGATGGATCACCATAGATGTGGATCGGAACATTCTTAAATTCATCTCTTGGGAATTTCTGACTAAATTCAACGCAAGCATCGGCTAGTTGCTCTCCTCCGTAATTTGAGTTGTCTATGGCATAATGAGTTTCTTTTCGATTATCATCTCGATAGGTCTGAATAGCTACCCAAGCAGGGCAGATATTAAAATCCCAAGTTAGCTCTACTGGTCTATCTGGCTGAGGTGACATTTCTTCATGCCAGTTCATAGCTCTTTTGTAAGAAGCCCAGACCAAGCCAGTTGAGAATGGTCTAAACTTACCAAATACATATGAATCGAGGTAATTCTGATTGTGCCCGTATGGTGCAATAATCTCTTTTGCTATGTAATTGGGTGGTAAATATATTTCATTCATATAGGTGGTAAGTCTAAAGCGTCTTCTCTTCATCCAGATATCACCCTTGATAGTCTCAATCTTTACCATCTTGTGAGAATCAAACTTATCTTTGAATTTCCATCCAGACTGAGCTTCGGAATCAAACATATCCGATAGCCAGTTTAATCCCTCTGGAGTTGATACGAATAAGATCTGGTTCTCACCCTCAATACCTGATGCCCTCATTCTCGCTTTTAGCCTTTGATAAGCCTCTTTTTTACATAAAGCCGCTTCATCTATGACGGCTGTTCCACACTCAAAACCTACAATCGCACTAGGAATGCTCATTGAGAGTAGTCTTATAGTCTGTCCTGTTCTGAGAAACTCAATCTTCGGTTTAATTCCCCCACGAACTTTATAATCATTACCTTCGACTAATCGATGGAATTCCATTAGCTTTTGAAAAGCTGGCACTGCAACGCTTTCAATAAGCGGGTATGTTGGCTCAGCATAAGCAAAAGTCTTACAATCAGGGTTTGATAGCATTTTGTCTAAAAGCCACTGCCACGAGCCAAAGGACTTACCAGATCCATATCCTGCAGTAACACAGATCTCACTGGATTCTATGTCATTGACGAGCCTATCGACCCACCAATGATGAACCATCTCAATTTCTTTACTCTGAATCGCCGATTGTTCCATCTTGCTTTAAGACTTTTCGCTTAATCAAAGGAACTTCAACATTTGTTTCAACTCTATGGGTTTTAGACCAACCACCTTTGTGAGTTAGAACAAATTGACTACATTCAAGATCTCCATCCATCACCTTATCGACGATGTTGTCTGTCGCTACTGCCATGACATAATCTAATTTCGTAGTAAGTTCCTCGTGATAGTTAGTATTGAGGGTTTTGGGATCAATTTTCAGTCTGCGGGCTATCGATACTTTAGTCGCTCCCATTGCTGACATTCTCACAACCATATCTTTAGTTTCTTCGGTTGGATTATGATTTCCTGCTTGCTTCTGCTTTTCTGGGGATTTCCCCTTTTTGACGGAATCGCTCATAATTCTAATAGGAATAGAAATGATGAATTTTGTCAAGATAAAAAAAGATATAGCTTGACAACTGGGGTCTAAAAATTGAACTAATAAAGAACTGGTTTTTTGGTACTTAGCTATTATTGGCGTCTAAGTATTACTAATACAACACTACTACTATTCATGCTATCTATATAGAATTAAAAGCCCGTTTGTAGTCACTAGACGGGCAACTCTAGCTCCAACTCAATACTGCTGACTTCTTAATTTAAGCAGTATATCAGTTCTCTATTACAAGTTTGGCTAAGGCTTCATTAATTCTAATGCACCCTCTTCTATTATACAAGATTTAGGTATTACGCCGAACTTCTCGCCCAACACCATTGTTGCCATTCCGCACATGAATACGCATACGATTATCAATGCTTGCCCTACTGCCGATGTCATTATTTTGCCCCCATTCTAGCTGGAACATGAGCCCGTTTGTAAAAATCCATTGTAGTAGCTACTCGCCCAGTATTATATTCTCTTAGATAGCCCTTGCTTCCTACTACAAACCCTCCTGCTGTAGAGACTCCGCATCCTGTTGATGACACTGCTATCAGAATCATGCCAATAATAGATAGTCCATATTTTACTGCTGTTTTGATTTCTTCTAATGTAAATTCCATATTAAAACCTCCTAATTATATAATCTATTTAATCTTGCATTTGCTCTAGCTAACTTGCGCTTGAGTAACTTCTCATTTACTGAGTCGGCATTCTCAAGTTCTTTTTGGCACTCTTTTATCGTCTCAATTGTGCAAACGATGAGAGCTTCTTTTAGTATGTTTGGTTGTTGTTGAATGAACATCTGTATCTCCATTGTAATT